AGAGCAAATAAAATCAAACAAACGACAGGGGATAAGAATATGAAACCAAACGCAAGAGATATAATCGTTACAAATCTAGACAAAGAAGTACAAGCAACGCGCACCGCACTCTGGTTAGAGTACAAGGGGCAAGAGTACTTCTGTTATCTAACTTGGGACATTTTAGACGGGTTACAAATAGTCTATGGTGATGATACGCCAGACTGGTTTTACGATTTAAAAACAGAAGACCTAGATGTAGCAGCATACAATTATCAGATGAAGAAGATTCAAAATGCGTGAGTTCATAGTTACTTACTCCATATCTGGAATGGAATCAACCCTCTTTCAGGTACCGAGCGAGAAAGAATTACCCGCAGGGTGGAAGAGTTTAGACTTAAGACAGAAAGATGAATGGCTATATCAAAATTCTGTGGGTGTTGAACAGAAGTGGAAAGATATAATAGATGGACGAGCGATAGATATAGCGGAGGTAACCAATGTCGAATCCAACACCTGAATATCTTATGGCAAGGGCTATGCTCCATCATAAGAACGCATTGTTAGAGATGATTAAACCAGAACCTAGTAATTTCCTCATTGAAAAAGACACTATGTTATGCCACTTCTATAAAGAAAAAGCGAGGGAAGCAAGTGAGTTTAGAGCACGCACCAGAGTGGCACAGGCAAGGGCTATGCGCGGGGACGATAGACGCGAACAGATGGTGGTATGAAGTACAGAACAAAGGTTATGACGAGAAAGTATACGAAGCGTACAGGGCAGCCGAAGCAATATCTATCTGTAACGACTGCCCTGTAAAACATCTCTGTCTAGAAGAAGGGCTACTAGAAGAGAACTTACCTTGGGGAGTGCGAGGTGGACTGCTGGCGAGTGAAAGAATAATGCTGGTTGGAAAACAAAATTCATACAGGTTAGTAGTAAGGAATGAAAGAAAGTTTCAAACCAATGTGCGATTAATTGTAAGAGGAAGGCGAGTACCGACAGAGGGACAAGAAGAATACTTAAGAATCCTAGAAAGAGAACGGAAGTTTAATGAAAAAGAAAGCCGTAATCTTAGGGATATTGTTGGCGATAGTGACAGCGACCCCGATTCTATCCCCGCATAATCCGAAGCCCGCACCCAAGCACGCCACTATGGAACAGAAGAAAGCAAACAAAGTGTTGGCTATGAAACTGGCAAGATATGGTTGGGGTTGGTCGGGCAAGGAATGGGTCTGTACTGATACCCTTCTCACAAGAGAAAGTAGATACGACCATTTAGCAAACAATAAAAAATCATCTGCTTTCGGGATAGGGCAGATGTTGAAAGAAAAATCTAAAGACCCTGAGATACAGTTGCTCAGAACATTTAGATATATACAAAAGAGATACGGTACTCCTTGCCGTGCCTTAAGACATCACAGACTAGGGTGGTATTAATGCTGGACTTACGAGGGAAGCCACTCTTAGTCTGTGTATGTGGTAGTAAAATGTGGAAAGTTGTTGTAATGTGGGACGAAGAAGATAGAACTGTGAGTTGGTATGACTTACAGCAAGAATGTAAAATGTGTGGGGCACTTGCTACCGCACCAACCGAAATAGACTGGAGAGATTAATGCCTACGTATGAAATAATAGCAATAGAAAGAGTGCGTTCACGCGGAGTATTTGAAACAGAAACAGAAGAAGAAGCCTTAGAAATATTTAGAAGTGAATCATTAAAGGTAGATTATAGCAAGAGCGCAATTGGTTATCTTACTTCTGGTTGGAATCCGAAAGTCAAGAAGATTAAGGAGAAGGTTAATGGGTAAAGAAATAAAACTAAGTAGATTCTATTTAACTTTTGGCTGTAGTTTTAGGCGGATAGCATTAGGCTTTAGCCTAGACAAATATCATTTTGACATTGACTTCTTATTCTTTTGGATTGGGATTGAATTCTAATGCCAACCTATGAATATAGATGTAACAAATGCCTAAGTCTTACAGTCTTAAGACGTGAACAAGATGAACGAGATGATGAAGTTACTTGTGTTTGTGGTAACAACTCTGATAGAATTTACAATGTGCCATCAATTCAGTTTAAAGGTACTGGGTTTTATAGAACGGACAACTAATGAGTTATCAACCTACGCTTTTAGAACAAGCAGATATGGACGAGTACCTAGCAGAGTCTTGGGTAGACCCAGCCGAGCAAGAAGATATGTGGACTCAAGATACTGGGCTATCATCTTCTTCTACTACAGTTTCTTCTTCTCTATCTGGTAAGTCATAGTCTTGATAAGGTTTAAAGCCGCCAAGTTTACGAACTAATCTTTTAATTGCTCTCTTGTGGCGCATACGAGCAGCATCATCTGAACCCAACAACATTAGGTTGGCTATCTCTTTAAAGTCTAATGACTCAGCGTGACGGTAGAATAAAATCTTTCTATCATCTTTAGATAACTTCCAATAAATATAATCAATCTCAACCATCATAGCCTGTAAGTTTCCACCTTCAGCAGGAGCCGAGGGGCGACCAGTTCTGCCCAAGTTAAGTCTATGCGTTACACCAATCTCACTTCTTAAGACAGGAGTTAGCAAGGCTTCAACAACTTCTGGTTCATAATAATACAAATCAGATATGTCATAACCTAAAGACTTAGCCTTCCATCTCTGGCAATAATCTAAAGCCTGATTGCGAAGCGAACGATAGATTAAATTCTTTGCGTCCTTCTCACCGATTGCTTCCCACTCGTCAAGTTTTTTAGGATGTTCAAGGAACCATTCATAGAGTGACTGCTTTATATCTTGTATATCAATAATTTTAAACATCTTAAAGTATTCAAGGGCTACACTATCCACAATGTAATCCCAAGGTGCGATACGTTCCCAACCAAGAGTCATAATAATTTAATTCCATCTTCTACCTTAAGGAAGGTAACAGTCTTAGTCATCTTAGATTTATTAACAAACTCTGTGGTAGATGGCAACCACTTTTCTTCCCACTTAAGTTCTAAGTCTGGACGCAGAGCAAAGCCGTAGATACCAGCGGGCGTTGAGTTTATATACCACGCATACATACTTAAATCTTTGGCAGTGTCAATCAAGAAATCATACTTTTTCTTTTCAAGTAAGAGCGTATCGTAATGTGTATTTCGTGACTTAAGTTCTATAAATAATTTAAATTCTTTTGTCATACAATCAAAACCATCATACTCATTAGGTGAACGTTCAAGGTCTTTGAAGTGATAATCTTTTAACCAATCAAAGAGTTCTTGTTCTTTCATTCATTATCCCACTGTTCTCTTAAAACCATTAATCCGATGATGGCATAGTTCGCCATATCAATGAAGGAGTCTTCAAGACTTTCATATTGTGGTTCTCTTTTGCTATCAACGAGGTTATTAATGCGAGCCAACTTGTCCCACATACGTACTCGCAATCCATTAAGAGCACCGCCTGGCGATTGCGAAATGTTTTTGGAACCATAATCAGAATGTTTTTTGATGAGTAATGTTGAGAGTTCAATTGTTGTATCCCTTACTACTGTTGAGAAAGAAGGGGTATACTCAGCGTTAACTCTAAGTGATTGTTCTTCACGTTCACTATAGTAATCACGAAGCCCTGATTTTTTAGGTGATTTATTATCATCCATATCTCTTCATTCTCCAAGTTCTTCATTAGGTTTGTCCTCTGTTAATAACCTTTTAAGGCTGTCATCAAAACGAAGCATCTCCGACTTGACTACCATTTCCTCAACCATCTCAGTTACTACGTCCAAACCTTTGTTTGCCGCGTAAAGAGTAACATATACCGATTGTGTTATTTGTCTGATTTGTACTGGATTGTCGGCGTGTTCATTTAAGAATCTGAGTAAAGAACCAAGCATTAATTTGTACCCATTGGGTAAAACTAACATTGGATTAAACTCATCATCGTCGTCTAGGTAATGGTCAACCATATCAAAGTGGTCTTCAAATGCTTCGCCACATTCATCGCAATATTTATCGTCGTCGTCATCGTCTAGGTTCAATGTTGAAACATCTCGCTTATGTAGTTGGCTCCGTGCTTTACAAAAGCAGAGTTAACATCTTCCCCATCGGGCATTTGAATGATAGTAACTGGCAACTCTCTAGCCAGTGAACGAGCAAAGTCAGTTCCCGCTTGGTCGCCATCGGCAAAAACAAAGACTCTTTCAAAATCAGCAAGCAATCTAGTGTAATGTTTCTTCCAAGAGTTGGCACCTGGAACCCCAACACAAGCCCAACCAACCATAGATGAGATGGTTAATGTATCCAACTCACCTTCGCATACACAGATTGAGTCCCCTGCTCTATCCACATCTAATACATTATACATTTTAGTTTCGGCACCAGTCATACCCATATACTTTGGCTCAACTGCTGGATTAAGTGAACGAAATCTTAAGTCAACTACACCAGATTTAGTTATGTAAGGTATTGAAAGTCTTCCTCTAAATAATTCGTGACCAACTTCAGGATGTTCTACTACGCCTAATCGCGCCAACCGTGCTACTTCTAGAGGTATCCCTCTGCTTTTTAGGTAATCTTCCGCTAGAAAGATGCTTCCCGCGTACCTCTCGGCTGCCTTCCCCAGTAATTCCTTCTGCGAAACGGACTGCTTCATCTATATTAATCCTTTCTTGTTGACAAATTATTTGAAGACTATTTCCCTGAACTCCACAGGCAAAGCAGATGAAGATGTTGTCGTCCAAGTTGGCACTACCACTTTGGTGCGTATCACTATGGAATGGACACTTGAGAGTAACTTGTCCGTGTGTTCTTCGTACGTTTGCTCCATAGTGTACGAGAATGTCTTTGATACTCGGTAGGTCATTGGTCATTTCTTTCCTTCAGCCATTGGTCTAAGTCTTGAATTACCCAAGCCTGTTCTATGCCAGCGTTACGTCGCTTAACTATTACATAAGCAAGCGGGGTTAGTTTCAACTCCCTAGCCTTAGCATAGTTGGCTGCTTCAACCTTTGCTTCTTTCCAAAAGGTCGGCAAGTCTAATGCTTTGCGATTCTTTAACTCTAAAATGTAGGTCTGACCTGCGACTATAGCCATAATGTCGCCTTCGTCTTTGGCTCCAGCCTTAGTTAATCGCTCCGCTATTACACCCATTTTACGTAACCACCTCATCACATCAGTTTCAAAAGTGGCACCTTTAACTTTATTGTACTTAACACTAGCCACTAATAAGCACTCTTGTCTTTAACTAAAATGCGTACTGCCCAATCAAGTCCATCTGATACACCTTGAGTATATTCATCTTTTGCTGGTGGTCTAGCATCTACAATCTTTTGAATACATTTAGTAATATGTTCCGCGTAATCTTTATTAGCCAACATAGTGGCTACATATTGTGCGTATTCGTCTTCCATTTTATCTCCTTATGCGTTCTCTGGAATGTCGTCCATAAACATATACTCAGGATTGAAAGCCAACCACGCTAATAAATTAGCATTAGCATCAGCCCTGCCGTATCTGTTCTTTACTGGCGCAACCGCCATTGCTGTTCCCACAACACCTAGTGTACATATAAGTGCTGGTAATTGTGCGACCTTGCCTTGCAACGCAGAACGTGGCTGACAAGGTGTTCCCGTCACGCCTTCGCTGGTATGATGCAGAACAAGAACTGCTGCATTGGTAGCCCTAGCAAGATACTTTAACTCTTTCATAATAGCCCTCATAGATGCGAACTCTTCGCCACCATCGGTAGCAATATCCATTAAGTTATCTACAAAAATGGCAACGGGAGGACAACCCCATAACTCTTCAAAGGCTTGAACTTCTTCATCAATATCTTGAAGGCTAGGACTAGATTCAAATGACCAGACTATGTGGTTACTCTTTGCAATGGTTGCTTTAGTCCAGCCAATATCTGACTGAAGTAACTGTTCAACATCGCTTTGATTCTTACCTGAAATCATAGATGCTAAACGCATAGCCATCGTGTGAGCATTGGTATCTGCTGATATATAAAGAGTTGGAACTTTCATCTTAAGTGCTAAGGCTAAAGCCAGTGTGGATTTTCCAACACCTGGAGTTCCTGCAAGCATAGATACTTCTGCTCTGCGAAATATAATCTTGTTACTTTCTAAAGATTTAAACACAGAGGGCAATGGTTCTCCACCAATGTCTGCCCTGCCAATACTACGGGTAAGGGTTCTCATTAAAACTCCTGTCTTAAGAAGACAAGAGAGTCATTAGCCATCTTCCCCAATGACTAACAACTCTCTCGTCAACGCTATTTATCCATTAGTTGGTTTACATTGAGTTGCGCCCATTGGTTCTGGGCAAACCCACATTGCGTAAGGTTGACCGTTCTTTTTGCTGATTCCACTTCGGTGTTGGCGTGCCCCGTGAATACAGGTAGGGGATGCTAGCCTTGCCTGGTCTGGAACGGAGAACACTTGTTGCACGGTGTCTACTGTTGAAGTAGATGTCGCTAAAGGGAGTACAACATACGCTCCAGATACCGCCTTTGCAGTAGCAGCAATCTGATGTGCAAAGTCTGCAATACCTTCAAGCAGTACGCTAAGTTCTTCTGCAGAATTAGCGCGTATATTAATCATATCTGCATTTGATGCTTTATCAGTGCGAATAGATACTTGTAATTTATAGTCTTCTGATGCCATTTATTTTTCCTTTGTGAATTGGCAGTGTTCTGTGAGTCCACAGAAACTGCAACTGGATAGGTTAGGAAGAAATATACCAGCCTTGCGAGCCTTATCAAAGCCAGACACGAAATACTCAAGCGTGTCTAAGGTATATCTACTTAGGTCAATCATCTCTCCTGTCCCAGATTCTCTGGACATCCAGTAGTTTCCTTGATTGACGGTAACACCCAACATCATCTCAACTCCAACTTTATAAAAGCCAAGTTGTAAATCAGAGGTTGGTCTGCGAGCAGAAGTCTTAAGGTCGACAATCACAAGTTGTCCGTTAACCTCAAAAATTCTATCAATCACCATCTTCACTGGCACGTCAGCAATGATGGGATTGAGTTCTAGTTCAATGGCTCGAACACCTTGATTGGTGCGCCATATCTTCCAGTCAGGATTAGATTTACGCCATTGAATGTATTGGTCTGTCCATAGGGAACCTTTTTCATTCCACCACGCAGCATCTTCTTTATTTGGATTGGCGATTGTGGCACGACCTGCTCTACGAGCGGTAGTAAAATCTAATCCTTCGGTTTCTTTAACCCAAGCCTTATCCCAGAATTCATTACTCATTTTCTAAGTCCCACAATTCTGCAGCGTGATGAAAGGCTCTGCCTCCAGCAGACCAGATGGATGGTTCTTCTTCTAGTTTAAGTAATCTACCTAAGTAATATTGATACCCACAAGTTAGATATGTAGTAAAGGCTGAATAAGATACGTGATGAGGTAGTTCATAGTTATCAAGTTTTATCATTTAATCTCCCGTCGAACATTGTTACACAGTCCCCCTGCGGAGGACAGGAGAGTACTCTAACACAAGAGGACTATGTAATTCTATTGTTTGTATATATAATATATCAGGCACTTCAACCACCCCGTGCCCAACGTATCTAATATATCATATATTATATTCAATTATACACAAACAATCTCAAATTCTTAATTGCGACACGCCAAGAATAAACAACAAAAGACCCCCCTCCCTGGTATCTCTACCAAGTCGGGGGGTTTCGTCGTTCTATGGGGCTTCTAGACCCCTTTAAAGGGCTACTTTGAGCCTCTTCCAAACTCTGTTGCTGATACATCTAGGTACTTAAGTACTGGTCCTGCGATACCAGCAAGTGCTGCTGATGCCAACTGCTTAGGGTCAGTATTGCCTGTCATATACAACGCAACTACGGCTGCTGCTGCAGCGCGGAACCAAGATAGTGCTACTTGTTTGAATTGTGCCATTTATTCTTCCTCTCGTTTTTCTACACAAGGGGGGCAAAGGAACAGCCAACCCCTATATAGGTTTGCTCCAACAGTACCACACGACTCACAGATGTAAGGGTGTGATTCCTGGAACTCTTCGTCCATCATTTCCTACTTAAGTCCCAACTTTGTTATTAAAGTTTTGACTTCTTCGGGTGTTCCACTGATTTCAAAATGCATATCATCCTTGCGGTGTTTGTAATTTCCTCCCCAGACAAGATGATATTTTTTAATAAGTTCTTGAATTACTTTGACCTGTTCAGGTTTAAAAGTATTTTCTTTTGCAAGAGGATGGTCGGCAGCGTTAAGGTCAATCGCTGACCCTGAACTATGATTAGAAAGGTTTTCTGTTTGCCCTCTGATGGGGCGGTATGCGTATCCCCAATCGTCAAGGGCACCCTCATTAATAGGTTCTACCTTTTCGTGAAACTCCGCTGCAAATGCGGCTAATATAGGACCACAGACTTCATTACATCGTAGTTTTATATTTGTTCCTGCCACAAGAAATTGTTTAATATGAATTTCATTTGGGTCTTTACTTGCTATCCAACCATTTGCACTTTTTTCAGTCATCATTTCTCTTATCTACCTTTTTAAAGGCTTCGTTGATTTCTGTCACTGTAAGTTTACCATCATCTAAAAAGCCTCTGGCTAAACGTTCAACAACAGTTGCAACACCCAGAGTCCCTGCAAGAATCACTGCTTTCGCTGTTGAAATTCCTACAACTGCACCCGCACCTATCACTGATAGACCTGATGCTGCAAAGACTGCAACTATCCGTGCAAATATGTTCCATATATTATTTACCATCTTTATCCTTGGGGTTACGTAATCTAAATGTAGTTACCCACATAAATGTAGATATCATAATTGCATAACCAACTACAGTTTTTGCTGAACCAGTTAATACTAACCAGGCTGAGAATAAACCTACAAAGGTCCATATTTGTTGGGCTAAATCTGACATTATTTCTCTAATAAATTTCATTACATTCTCCTTCTAAATGCTGATACTTGACTTAAGACAGCAGTAATTACAAGTATCTTCTTTGCTTTTTTACGGGTGATAGGGGACATATCGTTACCGATATTTGCAAGTGCAACATAGGCTTTATTGATAGCCTGTACTGCTTCTCCTGCTCCTGGAATTGCATCAAGGGCTGCAGGAATTTCTATTGGAATTAATTCAACAGGCACCGCAATATCGGGTGCATTGAATGTGGTACCACCTACTTGACCAATGAATGTGTCTTCGGTAGTTATAGCCTCTGGTGGTATTTCTTCTCCAGACCCTGGAAGGGGTGCGGCTGGGGTTAAGGTTCCATCTTCTTGAACTACTTGAGGTTGTGATTGAGTACCAAAAAATTGAATGCCACCATTTTCAACACCAGCAACATCTACCTGAACGTGAGGAATTAATACTTCCTTTGGTGCAGGTTTTGGAATGTCAACTGGCAATTGTTCAGGACTATTAGGAACTAAATCAACACCTTTAATTGTTGGCGTTGTTTCAGGTAATGGTTCTGGCTTAGGTGTATCTTCTATTACTGGTTCATCTATTACAATAGGAGGTTCAACTGGTGGTTCTTCGATGGGAATATCGTTTGATTCTGGAGCAGGCTCAGGATTTGTTGACTCGATTGGATTATCTGGAGGATTATTCTCTTCGAGAGCAGGAGGTTCCTCGGTGGGTGGTGCCTCTACAGGTGGCTCTATCTCAATCGGTGGCGGCTCTACGAGAAGAACGGGCTGCTCTATGGAAGGTTCAGATGTTGACTCTTCAAATGCAGGAGGTTCAAGAACAGGTTCAACCACAGGTTCAGGGTCAGGAATTACAACAGGAACAACTACCACTACAGGTTCAGGGGCAGGGGGAGCAGCCACTAAAACAGGTTGAGGTGCAGGTTGTGGAGCAGGGGGAGGGGGAATAACAATTGGAGGAACTATGGGCTGTGTTGGGACTGGTGACGGGGTTGGTTCTGGGGTTGGTGTGGGGGTCGGCTCCACTGAAGGTTCAGGTGAAGGAGTCGGCGTTGGCGTTGGAGTTGGAGAAGGTAAAGGCTCAGGCGATACGCTCGGAGTTGGCTGAGGTGAGGGCAAAGTTGAAGTGGACGTATCGGCGGGAGTTACTGTGGAACTCTCGGACGGAGTTGGAGAAGGAACTGGACTCGGAGTAACAGTCGGGGTATCTGGAACTATCACAGTGGGTGTATCTGGAACTATTACCACTGTTGGTGTTTCGCCAGGTGGCGGTGGAGCAACTTGAACTTGAATTACTCCTGCTTGTTCTAAAGTAACAATAGTACCATCGGATAATCTTGCACCAGTTCGTGTTCCGTTTGGTACATTATTTACTACATAAGTAATATTTAAAGTTGTATCAGCATTAATAACAGCGGTTGTAATTATTGTAGTTAAAGTTTCAATGTTTTGATTAGCGTAAGGTCTTGCTGCTAAATCAATTTGAAAACCCTCAGCACTGGTGTTAATAATAAAATGTTCATCGGGGTGTTGAGATGGGTATGCCACCCAATCTTGACTGGCTATAGATATAGATGGGGTTGACGGATAAGTCCAATAGGTTCCATCAGGACGACCAAACGTTATAACTGAATTGGTTGTTGCATAAACCGCTGTGTATGTTTCACTAGCAAATATTATACTTGATGGTATGGCAACACGATAAGAAACATCATCGCCACCACAAGTAACTTGAGTAGTTACTACTACAGTTTCACCTTCAATGGGTGCTACTGGTGGATTGGTTGTAGCGTTTGTTT